TACCAGGGTAGTTGTCCAGATGTTGGACGATAGAGAGCCCAAGAAATCGGCCATCATCGACCCCGCGCATCCCTTTGCAGGTCGCGGCGGCGTTGTTCCACCCGAACACGGGCGCTTTGGAGCGGGAAATCCAGGAGGCGGGCGACCGCAGGGCTACGATCCTCGCGCCGCGCTCCGCCGCCTGCTCGCGGCAGACAAGAACGAACACGGCGAAGGTCGCCTCGCTCACTCGCTCGCCGAACGCATCATGGACCTCACCTGTCAGGTCATGAACGGCGCGGATCCCGATAAGGTTCTGAAGGCGATTGATGCCCAGCTGCGCGTGATTCACGAGGTCGCGGGCAGGCCCAAGGAGAGCGTGGAAGTCTCTGGAGAGGCGCACGTTAGGCGGATTATCCTCGACACGGGCGAGCCGCGACCGCGCGACGTGGAAGCAACGGCGACCCGTCAAGGGACCCCCGGAGATGGAACGATCCATCCGGCGCTTGGCGACAATCGAAATAGCCCGACAGGACCGGAGTCCCGTTCCACCGCTCCCCCCCTCCCGGAGTCCCGTTCCTCCCCGTCCACCCCATCCCTTCCAGAGCCTCTCCCAGCCTCTATAAACGCTTCCGCCGCATTCCAGCTACAACCGCCCCAACCTCTCCACGGATCGCTCCTAGACCCCTCCCAGGCGCTTATAGACGAGACGGGTCCTCTTCCGGGTCCTTGACACCCCTAGCTATGGAACGATCCATCTAGCCCTTGCCCGTATATTTAGATTACACACCGCGCGGAGCGGCTAAAGAACTCTTCACCTGCCGGGAAAGAGAGGTGGTCCTATCTGGTGCTGCTGGCACCGGCAAATCACGCGCTGTCGGGGAGTACCTGAACTTTTTGTGTGAGGAGTACCCCGGCATTCGCGTTTGCGTGGCGCGCAAGACGTTGGTGAGTTTGCGCGAGAGTTTTCAGGTGACTTTTGAGGAGCGGGTGTTGCTCCCGGATTCACCTTTGCACAACGGCCCGTCGCGTCAGCACAGGACCGGATATAGCTACCCCAACCAGTCATATATTGCGCTACACGGGTTCGACAACCTGACGCGACTTTTCTCAACGGAGTACGACGTTTGTTACGTGCAGGAGTGTACGGAGATCAGCGAGCACGATTGGGCTTCGCTGCTCCGTTCCATCCGTAACAATCGTCTTCCGTGGCAGCAGTTGCTAGGCGACTGCAATCCTGACAGTTCTGAGCATTGGCTCCGGAAGCGGATGGACGCGGGGACCACGCGGGAGTTGGTTTCCTATCACGCGGACAACCCCTCCATTACGGACGAGTATATCGAGGGTTTGCGTACGCTTCCGGAGCCTCTCCGCTCGCGTTTGTACCTTGGGAAGTGGGTTCAGGCGGAGGGCGCGGTTCTGCCGGACTTCAGCATGGAGCGCCACGGTTGCGTGATGCCGGACCTGTCGGACATCCGCTGGACGTTTGGTGCGGTGGACTGGGGTTACACGGCTCCCGGTGTGGCGTTGGTGGTGGGTGTTACGAAGTCGGGGAAGCTCTACCGTCTTGCGGAGATTTACCGTCGCGGCGAGCTTTTGGACTGGTGGTGCGACCGGATTTACGACCTGACGCGGGAGTTCGACTGCGTGACGTGGGTTTGCGACCCTGCTCGTCCGGACGCGATTAGCTCTGTGAACAAGCGGTTTGGGCTTACGAATCGCGGGATGATGGCTCGCGGTGCGGACAACAAGCGGGCGAGTAGCGGTCCGGGCGACCTTAGCGGTATCGACCTGTTGAAGGAAGGTTTTGCGAAGGACCGGATTGCGTTTGTCCGTGACGCCAACCGTTTTACGGATCAGGGTTTGGTGAAGGCGCGTTTGCCGCACAACAGCGAGACGGAGCTTCCGAACATTGTCTACGTGAAGACGGACGGCAAGGCCAACCGCGAGCACGTGGACCCGCGCGTGCCGGACCATGCGTTCGACGCATGGCGCTATGCCGCGTCTTATGCGTGGGGCAAGGACGCATACATTCACAAGGGCAAGCGCAAGCTCGACCCTACCTGTCCTCCGTGGGAGTCCGCTGAGATGGACTTTTTGGATCACCGATTCTGATGGACTTTTCCAATCCGACAGAGCTTCGCCGCGAGGTGGAGGGCGCGTTTCTCCTGCAAAAGGGGGCGCGTGACATTCGTCGCACGATCCTGAAGAGTTACAAGGGTCAGTCTTTCAATCCTGATGGTATGCGTACTCCGGAGAACCGGATTCACGAGTACGTCTCCATCATGACGGGGAAGATTGCTGGTGGCGATCCCAAGGCGATGGTTTCGCACGGTGGCGGGTACGAGGAGCGCAAGCAGGCGGCGTTCATGACCGCTGGTTTGCAGCAGTGGATTATCCAGACGCGGCACCGTCGGCTGTTGCAGCGCATGGCTCCGCATTTCCTTACCTCGTGGGGCTTCACTCTCACGACGTTGGAGAAGATGGCGGGCTTTACGGACACGGAGGACGACGTGACGTTGCCCAACGTGGTCCCGTTGGATCCGGACGACGTGGCGGTGGACCCGTTGGCTACGTCTTGGGAGACGAAGCGGTGGTGTTGCCACAAGTACGCGCGGGTGAAGAAGGAGCTGATTACGTACGCGAAGGCGCATCCGGACGAGGGTTGGGACCTCAAGGTTCTGGAGAACCTCCCGGAGGACGCTGGCGCGTCGGACGAGATTTCGGGGCGCGACCAGCTTCGCGGTGAGGTTCCGCGTCGTGGGGAGGTGTTCCTGTACGACGTGTGGGCGCTGAACGGCGACGGGACGAGCAGCCTGTACACGCTTGCGATGCGCCCGGAGGGCGATGGCGAGTTTGTGCGTGAGCGCCGGGACTACTACGGCCCTCCCACGGGTCCGTACACGCTGTGGGGCGTCTACACGGTTCCCGGTCAGGTTTTGCCCATGTCCCCGGTGATGGCGATTTGGGGGCAGTTGGAGGAGTTGAACCGCAACTGCGAGGCGACGAGCATTGCGTCACGTCGCGGCAAGAGCATTGCGATTTCGGCGCTTCCGGACAAGCACACGAAGGACATCAACGACGCGCGCGACGGGGACACGATTCACGTCCCTGGGTATCAGAAGGAGCATTTCGACGTATACCAGTTTGGCTACGTGACGCGCGAGCGGATCCAGATGATGGACATGCTTTCCTCGCGGGTGGACCGCGTGCTGGGCATGGACGACACGGCTCGCGGGAACGTGACGGGTCAGGGCACGGCGACGGAGGTGGCGCTTGCGAACAATGCGTCTACGGCGCGTGTGGATTACGTCGCGCAGCGTTTCGCGGAGTGTGACGAAGAGTGCCTGATGACGGTACTTTGGTACCTCTACCACGAGAACACGGTGGAGTTCGACATTGCGATGTCGGACGACGACCGCGAGGCGATGGGCGTTGACAAGGTGACGTATCAGGGCGGCGCGGCTGAGGGTGACAAGTTCGACGGCTACGTGCTGGATATCGACCGTTACAGCTTGCAGCGCACGAACGAGATGCAGCAACGCTCCAAGGGTCAAGACCTCCTCACGGTCGCAACGGGACTCGTTCCGCTGATCCCGCAGATCGCTCCGTTCTGCGATGTCGAGGAGTTGTTCAACCGCATTGGGCAGATGTGGAACCTCCCGGAGCTTGGCGAGCTTGTGAGCGGCGACAAGGGAGCGGAGGTGATGAACGCTCAGATGTCGATGCAGCAGCAGAGCGCCGGTCAAGCGTCCGGGCAAGCTGTTCCGCCCTCTTCCCAAGATGGCTTTGCGCCGCAGCCGTCGCAGATGGGCATGAACGAACAATGATGTACACGTTTGAAAACGAGAGCGGCGAACGCCGCGAGTTCGAGTACCCGATTGGCGAAGCCCCGAAGTACGGGGAGACGGTGGACGGTTGGACGCGGGTGATTGACTTGCCTGCGTTCAACAGTTTGGCGGCGAAGCGCCACAGCCGTCAGCGCGTCAAGGCTTGGGCTTTGCCGCGCAACTACGAGGGCGCGAAGAACTTTGACAAGGACGGCGTGCCCGTTTTCAGCAGCGACCAAGAAATCCGCGAGTGCGTGGCGAAGAGCAAGGACTCTTCGATGCCGCTCCAATACGAAGCCCCTGGCTTCAACCAGACGTGATGCCGAACGAACTTACGCCCGAACAAGAACTCAAGATTTTTGGCCCTGACCCGGACGCGCCCGCCGAGGCTGCTCCGTCAACGGCTGGAAACGACAAGAACACCGAAGTGGAAGCGTCGGACGACAACCCGACGACGGAAGCGGAGGCTACGGAGCAAGCGCCCGAGGAGGTCGGAGACCCCGATCTCGACAAGGCGTGGGGTGCTCTGGAACGCGATGGCTGGACGAAAACGGACATCAAGCGTTTGGGTGTGGAGCGCATCAAGGAGCTTGGCCTCAAGCGCGCAAAGAACCACATGGACATCGACCAAGCGTACGCCGATCTCAAGGCTTTGAAGGCGACGAAGGCTGCGGAGAAACCGAAGGAGGAAGTGCTTGACAGAGCCGCTTCCACGAACGGCGACCTCTCCAAGGTTCTCGACAAGTTCAAGGAGTTGTTCGGTGAAGACGGCGCGAACGCGATCAGGGAAGCCCTTGATCCGGTTCTAGGAAAGGTTGGCGAGATCGAAAAGAGTCTCGTCAAGCAGCAGGAAGCCGCCGCGCAAGCGGAACGCGCCCGTCTTCAGGAGAAGTTTTCGGGTTTGTACTCGGAAGTCTCCAAACCCGCCTTGTGGAACGCGATCGAGCAGGGAGCTGTTGAGCGTCTGAATGCCGGTGAAGCGTCGTCTAACGACGAAGCCGTGCGGATGACGTTGAGCGAGCTTTTTGGCGAGCGCGCGGCACAACCCAAGGCGGAGCCTCGCAAGGCTACGCGAACGAAGGATCTCCCTTCCACTCCGGATAGGGCTTCGCCCGCAAAGCCGATGACCAAGCAAGAACGGGAACTCAAGGTTCTCGAAGCGATCGAGAGCGGTGCCACGCTCGACGACGCAAGAAAGATTCTGAACTAACATGGCTGGATCAGCTCTGTCCCAACTTCTCGACTGGTATTCGGTTACCGGTCCTCAAGTCCTCACGAGCGCGGACTCGCTCGTCAACGAAGCTCAACGCCCGAACTACCTGCTGAAGTGGTTGCTTTCGGGCAATAGCGATGGCCGCATCCAAGGCGGCAAGTACATTCAGGACTGGATCCTGACTGACGCGGGCAACACGGCGAGCTTCTACTTGCCGGGTGCTACGCGCACGTACTCGAACCCGAACTCCACCGCTACGCACCAGATCGACTGGCGGTTCATCGAGGACCACATGATGTTCCTCGAAACCGACACCGACCTCCAAGGCGTCGGCAGCATGACGCGCGCTGCGCGTATGCAGGTTTACAAGAACATCGTGACGGTGAAGGAGAAGCGTCTCGCCACCTCCCTCTCGGGCAAGATGGAAGATGCGTTGTTCTCGCTCCCGTCCTCGACGACGATGGAAGGCTCGACGGCTTCGGCCACGCAGCCCTACTCGTTGTTCGCGTTCGTGAACGAGTACGGCGCGACGGCGGGCACGTTCGAGACCACGGACGGTCTCGGCAACCCGGCGGGTGCCACGCGCATGGGCTCGTTTGCGACGGTTGCGAACCTGTCGCAGAGCACGAACGCCGCTTGGCGTTGCTGGCAGTTCGACTACTCGGATCAGGTTCCGACGAGCGGTACGTCCACGTACGCGGCCCACAACCTCTTCAACGCCCTGTCGAAGTCCACGAAGTACACCAGCGCCGAGGCGTTGCCGTACAAGGCGAGCGAAGCCACGCAGAACGACCCCTTCAAGTCGAACTACGTGTTCCTGTGCTCGATGCGCGGTCACGCGCAGATGGAAGTCATCAACCGCGCTTCGCAGAACTACTTCCGTCCGGGTCCGCAAGACCCGCACTACGGCGATCCGATTTTCGGCGGCATCCCGTTCAAGTGGGTTCACGCGCTCAACAACGCGACGGTCTACCCGTCGAGCGGCACCACGTTCCCGACCTCGCCGGGTACGGAGCTGACCGCCGACGTTGTCGGCTCGCGCTACTTCCTTGTCAGCAAGGAATGGCTCAAGCCGGTGTTCCACACGGACCACTACTTCACCATGCGTCCCGACATCATCCCGAGTGCTCAACCGGACACGAAGGTGAAGATGGTCAACTGCTGGTACAACCTGTTCCCGCGCTCGCTGAAGAAGCTCGCGTGCATCTACCCGTCGGCTGACATCACGGCCACCTCGACGCTCTAATACCATGATGAACCGTGTAGTTGCTGAAGCAACGCAGGGTGGTATCGGGTTCACTCCGAGCGATGTTGACGTTCTTGTTTACAACAGAAGCGGCAGCACGCTCTCTTCCGGGGATGTTGTGGTCTTTGCGACCCTTCTCAACACGGTGATTTCCAACGATGGTTACACCGTCTCCTCGGATCCTGGTGGTCCTGGTTCCATGTTTGCGTCCGTGACGAAGATTTCAAACAACACCGAGAGGCAATCCGCTTTCGTCGGTGTCATGTTGGAATCCGTCCCTGACTTGGTGATGGGCAAGTGCCGTGTTCGAGGCATCGCTACGGCGAAGGTCTACAACTCGGCAAACAGCGCAATCGCCATTGGTTCCCAACTGACTGTCGGTTGGGGAACCTCCACCAACACCACCGGACTCACCGCGATTCTTCCCGGATACATGGAGGCTGCAAACTCCTCCACGACCGCCAACTTTGGCGGCGACAGCGTGAAGATTCTCGGTGTCACCTTGGAGTCGATCTCTGACCCCACGAGCACGGGAGCCTCGATCAAGGTGTTCTTCGACGGCATCACCGGATTTGGAGGTCAGAACTAATGACTTGTATCGTGAGTACATCCGGCATCGGCCTTGAGTTCGCAAACGAAGACATCAACGTCATCATTCGTGGTGGCGACGTGTCCCAGGGCGATCTCGTGGCTCTTTGCATCGGAAACGGTGACGACGAAATCACCGGAGACTCGTTGACTCCGAGTATCGACCCTGGCGGCAAGGGAAGCATCTTTGCTTCTGCCACCAAGGTGTACGACAACGAAACCGCTCAATACGGCTTCTTTGGCGTTGCGATGGAGAACATCAAGGACCAGCGTTACGGCACGATCCGCGTTCGCGGAATCGTTCCCTTTGCTTTCTGTAAGCGCCTTCAGGGCGGTACGTTGAGCATCGGGACCGCCGGTATCGCGGGTACGACCTCCACCCTTGGTCCCACGAGCAGCAACGGATCGCAAGTTCCGAATGCTGTTGCTTCGAGCGTTGGCGTGATTGACTTTGCGCTCACGGGCGGTACGGCGTGCATCACGAGCACGTTCAGCCCGAAGTTCATCGCCATTGCGCTTGCGGTTCGTGCTTCTGGCGTATCTTCGACCGCCGCTCAGTTGAAGGTTCTCTTCGACGGAATCAATGGATTCGGGAGCGCGAACACGCTATGAGTGAAAACAAACTCGTCAATCCTGCGGGGATTGGCTACAACATCGAAGATGTTGTTGTGAACTGCGTTGTTCGCGGAGCCTCCAGCACGCACGACGTGCGCGCTGGTGACTTGGTTGCGTTCTGCATTCAGGACTGTGTTCAGATTGGGGCGTCTTCGACGATTGCTCCCAACTCTTTGTACAGCGTGTTTGCGAACGTGACGAAGAACTACACCTCGACCTCGGCAACGCAGTTTGGCTTCTTTGCGATTGCGCTTGACGACGTGAAGGCGTCCAGTTCGACGGCTGCTCAGCCGTTCGCTACCGGACGCTTCCTGTTGCAGGGCACCGCGAAGGCCAAGGTCATTCACTCCACGGACAGCTCGTGGGTGCGTGGCGCTCCCCTCGTCGCCACCTATGGAACGACCTCGGGGTCTACGATTGGTTGCCTTGATGCGCTTGGGCGCATGAACGGCACCAGCACGGCCACGGCTCGCTTCATCGGTATTGCCTTGGAAAGTGGTAGCACGTCTACCGCTGCCTCCAAGACGGTGTTGTTCGACGGTCTCAACGGATTTGGCGGTCGAGCCAACGGTTTTGCGGCGGTGACCTAGTATGGTAGCGGTGACACAGCTTCTCGCGCACGTCAAGCACACGCTTGGCGGTCAAGTATCCAACGAGCTTGGCGGCTCGATTGCTGTCGTCAACGCTGCCGGTAGGCATCTCCATTCGATGCATTCTTGGTTGTGGGCGTCCAAGGCTTCAACGTCTTTGACGCTCACAACCGGGAGTGGTCAGGTCCTGCTTCCTGACGATTTTGGCGAATACGTGACGATGGAGAGTTCCAACTCTCTTGTCCGCAGAACGCAGATGGTCACGGTTGACGAGATCCTTCGCCTACGCACGTCCAACCTTCCGCTTGACGGATGGGTGACGAAGGCTGCGGTGAACTGGTATCTCGACGACAGCAGCAGAACGCAGCCGGTTTTGGAAATCTGGCCTACGCCAACGGCGTCAGATACGTTCTCGCTGGTTTTGTTCTACCGATCAAGATGGGTGGACTTGAGCGATGACGACACGATCGTCCGCATCCCGCCCTTCATGGAACCGCTCCTCATGGAGCTTTGCCGCACGTTTGCGCGCGGCTGGGAAGGCGAGGATCAGGCAACCTTGAGCGACCGCCTCGCCAACATCCAACAAGGTCCGATCATGGCAGCTTGCGTTCGCCAAGATGGCGCTTCGCAATCCAACATCGGACCCATGCGCGGCGGTCTCATGTACTACCGTCGCGGCGACCCCGAGCACCTTGACTCCTACACGGTCACGCCTTGAACATCCCGTGGCCGGAAAAGGGGCTCTCCGACCTTCGCGCGAAGGGCGACCAGGAGCCGGGTACGACGCCCGAGGCGGTGAACGTGCGTGGGTGGGATCCCGCCACGGGCCGTCTGCGCGGCGGCGTGCGCGAGGGCACGGAGAAGGTCAACACCGGATCTGCCCTGCCCGCCGCCGTGCGACAGGTGGATCAGGTGAGCTTTGCGCCCGCGCTGCACACGTACGCGCAGGCGGCTCAGGGATCGCACGTGGAGGAGTGGGCGGTGAAGACGCCCCTCACGGACTCCTGCCCCAATATCAAGCGCGATCCTGCAGATAACGTCTACATCATCGACGGGCGTGCTGGCGTTGCGAAGTACAACGCAGAGGGCAAGCTCGTGTGGAAGTTCGTTCTCCCGGTAAAAAGCCAGGAGCACGTCTGCCGCGCGCTTGCGGTAGACGACGAGGGAGCCGTCTACGTCGCGGTCTCCGCTGGTTATCCGCAGAAGGACGCGCGGATCTGGAAGTACCGCGTCCGGGACGAGGATTCGGCAAGCGTCCCCAACATCGAGTGGGAGATTGCTCCCGAAATCTACGTGGAGGACATGCGCCTTCGCGGTGGATACCTCTACTGCGCCACGAACGACACCACGATTGGTCGATCGACGATCACCGTTTATCGCTTGATCGACACGTCCTCGCCCGAGGTGGCGTGGACGCGCGAGCAGGTTCCGTATCCCGTCAACGGCATCAGCGTGCGCGAGAAGGACGGCGCGATTGCGACGGCGCACGAGGCGAACAGCACGCGCGCGTACGACAAGCGCAGCCCGGACACGCAGAAGATCGCGGTGGACTGGACGCCGGACCGTCTCGACTCGTGGGACGTTCGGAAATGGTGCGAGTTGGACGCCTCGGACATCGACGGCGACGGCACGAGCAACAGCGCGTACACCAATGGCGACTTGGTGAACATGTGGACGGACAAGACGGGTAACGAGCGCAACGCCTACTCGTTCGAGACGTTGGGTCTGACGGCTCCGACGAGCTGCACCCCGCCGACGCTGAACAAGAACAAGAAGTTCGGTGGTCAGGACACGGTTCTGTTCTCGAACCCGACGCTTGGGCACGCCAACCCGCACAACGCGCTGGTGTCCTTGAGCAACGGTCAGACGACCTCGACTGCGAGCGAGACGCAGCGGACGCTGATCCCGACGTATGACGGCGCGCAGTCGGTGACGTTCATCGTGTGCCGCACGGGCGAC